CCTTTTTAACGAGCAAGAGCGCTCGGGGTGAATTTATATTGCAGCTACATAGTTTTGAGCGTAATGCAACTGAGTTGGGGTAGGCGGGATTAAGTGCTGTATGCAATCGAGGCGGCCTGAAAAGACACATTCCTCGACTTCAATTTGGGTAGCAATGCTAACACCAAAACGAGTGGCATATGCGGCACGAGTGGTATAGGATGGTTCGAAATCCGGTAAAGAACTCTCGGATGGAGGCACAACGTGGTATCCATCCTGATCAAATCTTGGATCAACACCACGCGTGAGCTCAAGAGCTCTGCGGGCGAACGCTCCTATAATAGGGCATTGTGGGGTTTCGTACACTGCTGACAGGGCTTTAGCTCTCAGTAGGGATTTCATGACCTTGTCTCCACCAAAGATTGCACTACGGGTCCACCCGAAGTTCATAAAGAACTTGCGGGGATCACGCATAATCTGCAAATCTGGGGACATTACAAGTCCACAAAATGAGGCTTCGCACGGATGCTTGACCTCGTCAATTTTCATAATAAACCCTAGCTTGGCATACATGTCTGCTGTGAGCAACTTGGATACGGCAAATATGCCATCATCTCCTTCAACAAAGCCACTAATCTTGGCCTTCAGTTTGTCAGCGAAGTACAAGGTCAGCATCAAATTGTTGAAGCCATTACCAAGCGATGTGCACATGTCTCCAGACATGCGACGCCCAACACAGACAGCTCTATGGCCGTGTCTGGTTTTCATAATGTTCCTTCCACACAGGACGTCACAAAGAAACTTGGCATCGTCACTGTAACCAAGACAGTAACGGTATAGCTCACATTCGCTCACATGCATGAAATCAGAGTGCATCGAAGCTTCGAACGAAGTGTAATCACATTCAAAATAATGCATTCCAGCCTTGGCTAAACTTGCTATTAAAGCAGGTCGTTCAGGGACTGGAATGTGTTTGATAAACCAATGATTTTTAAACACCTCATTCTCAATCGCCTTAAATATTGGTCCAGACCAACATTTAAAAGCATCACACCTACTATTGATCATACGGGCGTGCTTAAATTCAGACGGCACCGGGTAAGACTCAGTCTTAATGAATGACTTAATCTTACGGCACTGTTTCAAGGTAGGACGGCACATCCGCATCTCCTTCCAAACCTCCCTCAACTCATCTTTCCTCTTCTCATTGTACGTAGTCGTCAACAACCACTCCTCAAAATCTAACGGCCGAACTCTTCTAAAATGTTTGCGCACAAACTTGCGTACAAACCTAGCGTAAGCGCGGAGTTCAACACGATCGATTGGGGGAGTCTCACGCAACAACCGTTTGTTGAAAGCGCATTCCACTGTCTCTGGATCATTAGAATCGAGACAATAGGGCGCGTACCCAGGAACAGCCATAAAGGGGAGCATGCGAAACATGCGCCTTCTGAACCTGGGCAAAGAATTCAACTTAACTAGAAGTTTGCCCGCATTATCGCGAGCTTTACTGACA